CTACAGCTGTAGGGCGTGTTCCAGGATCGCGATAACGTCCGGTCCGTCCTCGTTTATCCACTTTCCGTAGTGCTGCCGGATCATGTTTCCGTTCGTGTGGCCCATCTGCTCCGCAATCCAGTCGATCGAGGCTACGCCCGTGGTCAACAGCTGGCTGGCATAGGTATGCCGGCACTGGCCCGGCCCTCGGTACCGCACATCCGCCGCCTTTAGATGCGCCTTGAAGAAGCGATCGCGGACGCTGAAGTCAGAGACGTGCGGTTCGTTGGTGTTGGTATTCAGGAAAACGAAGTGCAGCGAGTGCTTGCGCTTGGTCTTGTTGTCCCGCTCCACCACTTCAACCTCCCGAGCCTTCCCTCCGTTGGTGATGGCCTTTGTCTTGCGCAGCGCATCCAGCGCCGGCGCGAGCAACCGCACCTTGCGCGTTGACCGCCGGGTTTTGGTGACCCGATAGGCCCCGCGCACCTTCGACCTGCGAAAGGTCACGGTCCCGGCCTTTAGATCCACATCCTCCCAGGCCAAGCCGATCGTCTCCGACACGCGCGGCCCCGCCCAGATCATGAACTGAACCATCAGCAGCTCAAGCGTACGGTCTGTGGGGGTTTCCAGCATCTGCTTGATTTCCGCCCGGGTGAACGGATCCGGATCTTCTGCATCGGGCAACCGCACGAACAGCCCCTCAGTCGGATCGTGGGCCACCTTCTTGCGGGTGCGGTACAGGCGAAACGTCTGCCGGACGATGCTGATGATTTCTCGGATGGTCTTGTTCTTCAGCGTGGCCGACAACGTGTCCTGGATCCACGCCTGCAGGTCCAGGTGATCAATCTTGTCGATCTGCCGGCTCCCCCACTGCGGGCGGATGTGAACCTCTGCCCTGCTTGAGTAGCCGCGCATTGTGGTGACCGCCACACTGTTGCGCTGGATGCTCAGCCAGATATCCAGGTAATGGCCGAAGGTGTTCTCCTTCAGCCGGGCTGAATCAGGAAAGTGCCGGGCGTAGTCGAAGGTGCCGGCCTGAATCTCGAACTCAATGATCTGAACTAGGCGCTTGGCATGCTCCTGGTTGGCGGGCGTGTTGCCGCCCGGTACCGGCTCCCGGCACAACTCGCCGTCATAACGGAAATACACGCGCAGCGATTGCCCGCGGACCTCTACTCCATCTGCCATGTGCGTCCCCACGCTATCGATGATGCGGCACTGTACGAGCGCGCCAGTGCCAGCAACAGAAAAGGCCCGTTACCGGGCCGAGAATTTGCTGGGTAGATTTCTAGGTGAGCCACTCCGAGCGGTGGCGCCACTGGCGGCGCATTTCTTCCACCAGGTGCGCAGCGCCGGCGGCGCCTCGGTGCTTGGTGATCAGCACACTGAGCTCGGTGATCTTGTCCGCCGTGACGTAACCCTTGCGAAGCAAGGTTCTGGCCTCGCATTCGAGCCGCTGCTGCCGGCCGTCTGTCGCGGTCATGCGGTGAACTCCAGCGGAAGCCCTCTCTGATCTAGTGCAGCCATGCAAGAGGGGCTGAGCCAGAGGCACTCTGTCCGCGTATCGCCTCCCCGGCCGGCACTGATGCGCGCCGTAGTCAACGCCTTCGTCCAGCCCTGCAGCATGTCGCTGTAAAGCTCGCTCGGGTAACCACTCAAAACGACCATTCCCTCCAGCCGGAGCAAGGTGGCCAGCAGATCCGCGTGCTGCTGATCATCTAGTTCGTGGCGGTAGTAGCGGCCTTTCTGTGCACCGCGTACGCGCGTGTCGTGCATGTACGGTGGGTCGACATAATGCAGAGCTAGTGCGGAGTCATGCGCCTGCATGATGTCGATCGCCGGTCGGTTCTCGATCAGCACACCCGCAAGGCGCTGGCCAATCATGGCCAACTGTTCCGGATAGCGAGCCCACAGCTGTTGCGCTGTCCCGTACTGCCGGTAGCAATCGATGCGAAACCCCGTAGTGCCTTTGCTGGCTCCGGCCGAGCCGAACCCCATCTGCGCACGGATAACGGTACGTCGCGCCCGCTCTACTGGGTCATCGGTGAAAATCCAGGCCTGATCGAACTCCGCCCGTGCATAGGGTGTGAGCACCAGAAGCTCGGTCAGTGCTGCGCGGGTGTTCGCGTCCTGCAGGACTCGGAACAGGTTAACGATGTCGCCGTCCAGGTCGTTGTAGACCTCACCGTGCGATCGCCTCTTCTGCATGAGCACGCCTGCCGCCCCGCCGAACGATTCGACGTATACCTGGTGCGGTGGAAAGTGCTCGATGACCCAGGGCGCCAAGCGGAACTTGCCGCCGTGGTAACGAATGACCGGGGTCGTGATGGTCATATCGCAGCCCCCGGCCCAGCTGCGCGCTGCGCTCCAGGATGAACAAACAACTCCACCCCACTGCGCAGGAGGTCACGCTGGGTTTCGCGCAGCAGCGCCGGGTCCAGTTCCAGCTTGCGTGCCAGCGCTTCGGCGGCCCAGCGGGCACCCATCGTATTGCTGGCCGTACGTTTTTCGCCGCGCACGGTGGCGACGTAAGTGCCGGTGATGAAGCGGGTGCGGATTTCAACGGGCATGGCTGGCTCCTTTGACGTCCAGGGCGGCGCGAACCTTACTCAACAAGCAAGTCAACGGTCCGTCGCTCCAAGCCTTAAGCGCTTCGTCGATTTCGTTTACCAGCCCACTCTGCTCCGGCTCCGGCTCCGGCTCCGGCTCCGGCTCCGGCTCCGGCTCCGGCTCCGGCTCCGGCTCCGGCTGCGGGGCGGTCTGCGCGATGGGGGCGGCGTGATGATCTTCGTCCCACTGAGCGAGATGTGGGATCAAGGCAATCGCAAGCTCTGCTCCGAGCGCCTCGGCATCATCACGAATTAGGCCGAAGCGGCACAGCGCGTCAGCTATCGGCGCTGCAAAGTTGGCGGCTTCCGATTTTTTAACCCGCAAATAGCCCGCTGCAGCCAGCCGGCCGAAGATGATCTGCGCCATATCATCTATCGACTCAACCTCGCGGCACGGGCCGTCAATGGCGCTAGCGACGATCTCGACAGCTTCGCCATCCGGCTGCTGCTCGGTCAGCGCGAGGCGTGTGCACAGGCGATGCTCACCGTTTGGAAGCACATTCCACGACAGCAGGCGCGGCTCGCGCTCACCTTCGTAGAAGCCTATAACTGCTGCGACCTCTCGCTCACCCTGCGCCGGGGCTGGCTCAGCGAGCAGCAACTCAATCTCGTTAAGCCGTTCCTGCGCATCGGTGACATAAGACGGGTCGAAGCCGTACCCGCGCGGACGGCAGCCGGCCAGCCAGATGACTCTCTGGCACGCGTCCAGGTCGCGGTGGATCTTTTTCAGCTGCTCAACCGAAACGAGGCGGTGTTCGGCTGGCGTGGTAGCCTTCTCGACGCCGACTTCAGGGGTTTGTACTTGCATGGTGCTTCTCCTTGGGTTTGGTCAGGCCCTGGTGAGTTGCCGCTCACCGGGGCCTTCTTGTTTTCAGCGTGCAATCAGCAAGAACAGGTCCGGCAGATGGTTGGCTGCGGTCAGCAGCGCGGCCAGGCCGCCGCCGATCCAGCCGCTCATGGCCAGCCGGGCGCGAATGCTGAGGCTGGGTTCGTCATCGTCGTAATGAGCCATTGCTGCGCGCCTCAAGCCTGAGCCGCTACGGGCGGCACACCCTGGCTGAGCATGTTGCGGACGCTGGCGGCCAGCTCGGTTGGGGCAAGCGCCTTCTCGTTTTTCACCGGCTGTGGCAGCAGCTTGGCCGCCTCGGGGAACAGGTCTTCGACTTGGCGAGAAGTGCGGCAGGCCTGCAGCACGTCCATCGCTTGAGCGCGGAACGCAACGGCGGCCTCGATGACGCCGGCGAGCTCGGAGCAGATCAGCAACGCGAGTGTTTCCAGCGCTGGGTCGGTGATCAGGTTCATCTGGTTCAGCCGTGGCACGGATCCGGTCGGGCTCTTAAGCCAAAGGATCCAGTCCCCGTCATAACGCGCACGTTCCAGATGGCTGTTCACGCCTTCAAACGCAGGTGAGCCGAGCACCTTATAAACGAGCGTATTGCGCGCCTCCGCCTTGTATTGCTTTTCCACGGCCACCAGATGCGCCTCACGCGGGTCATTTTCCTTGCGCGGCTGCATGTGGGTCGGATGGCAGCCGACCACAGCGGCCACTGCCCCCGCCTGAATCAGAGCGGACCAATGCCTTTTGCTCAGCCCAGGAAGCGCCTCGACAGCGGCGCAGTGCTTGGTCCAAAACTGCTCATTGAGTGCAGCCAGGTCGGCGGCGATACGCGGCCCGTGTTGAGCGACTGCCTGCACGGTGAGCTGATCGGCGACCTTGTCGCGCATGACGTTGGTGATGCTGAAATGTTTTTGCATGGTGCTTCTCCTTGGTTGGTCTGGGCCGTGAGTTGCCGCTCTCGGCCCTAATGGTTCGCCGCTGATTACTCAGTTTTCTCACCGGCTTCATGGGCCAGCGCATACAGCTCATGGCTGCCTGCGGCTGCGGGTAGTCGTTCGGCCCGCACAAAACCTTTTTCATCCAGGGTGATCAGCAGCCCACCCTCGCGGAAGGCATTCGGCACCTGCTTGCCGAGCTGCTCGGCGGCTTCAGACGCCTTGGCCCAGAGGACGCCAGCCGCTGCCAGCTTGGTTTGAAATGCTTCCTTCGCCTTCTCCAGATCGCGCTCGGCATCGAGGACACGATCGTTCGCGCAATCGAGGTGAAACAGCGCATCACGCAGCGCGCTGATTGGCTTGGCCTGGGTGTTCTGTTCGTCTTGCATGGTGTTTCTCCTTGGGGTTGAACGACTCGGTCAGGCGTTGCCGCGCCGGGCCGCGTCGGGGTTTTGGAAGATCCAGCACTTCACCGTGGGGCAGCGGCCGGACATGGGGTTGCGGCGGTTGAAGGCGTCGCGGACGGCGCTGTCCACGGCGCGGTTCTTCTCGATGAATTTGCGGCTGCGGCTGTTGGGCAGCAGATTGCGCAGGGTGCCGATGTCGGCGAGCTTCTGTTTGTGCTCGGCGGCGCGCTCGCAGAACTCGTTGAGGTTGATGGCAATCAGGTCCGGCTTCTTGCTGTGGTCAACCACCGCGTCATCGCTGAGCGACTGCAGGTAATCGAACACTTCCCAGAACTCGGCCACTTCGGTCGGATCGGAATTGACGGCGTTCTGCCGGGCCAGGGCCATGGCGGTGAGCTCGCGTTTGGCGGCGTCGTGCTGGCGGTCGGTCATGGTCACCACCAGGCGCAGTGCATCGAGCAGGGCCAGCAGCTGGGCGTGGTTCTTGATGATTCGCTCGATGCGGATCTCTTTCAGCTCGCGCAGCGCCTGTTCATGCACCTTCACCTGCTCGCGGAAGGTCTCCATCACCTTCTGCTCACCCTTCGCCGCCATCAACAGGAAGTGGCTCACGTCCATCGCGTTCAGGTGGTTGAGGTTGTCCGCAGCGGCGCGGCTGGCACTGGTGACGTCCGGCCGCACGAAGTGCAGCTTGACGATACGGGTCAGGATCGCCTCGCTCGCCGCCACCGTGGCGTTCTGGCTGATGACGATCGCGCCGCGGAACGGCGGCTCGTAGGTTTCGTTGCCGGCGGTCTTCACGCCGGTCACGCCCAGGGTGCCGCCGTTGAACAGCGGCTTGAGTTCGTCCCAGTCGTAGGCCTTGGTGGCGGTGCGGTCGGTGTCGCTGCGGTCGGCCTCGAGCAGTACCAGCGGCATGCCGGACACCTGCCCCATCCAGCGGCGCAGGCCCGCCTTGGACATTTTCGAGGGGTCTTTCCCCTCCTCGTCTGGCCGCCCCAGCAGCTTCCAGAGGAACATCAGCAGGGTCGACTTACCGGCGCCGGCCTCGCCGGTCACCTCCAGGAACGGAAACGACTGGTACTCCGCGCGGATCTGCTCGGCGAACAGCGAACCGAACCAGTAGGCCAGCGCGACGATGCCCTGGGCTCCGAAGCAGGTCCACAGCCAGTCGAGCCACTCGGTGCGGTAGCCCTCGTCGGTACGGGCGATTTCCAGGCGGATCGACTTCTGCAGTGTTTTAAGGCGCAGCTGCTTGAACTCGAAATAGTCCTCGCTGTTGGCCTTCTCCACCACGCCGCCACGCACGGCCAGGTCGCCGAACACGTAGCAGCCGTGCTCCTTGCTGTAGCCGATGTAATCGATCGTCTTGACGGTTTTCAGCCCGTAGAGCTGGTCCTTCATGATCTTGTCGAGCTGGCTGCCGCTGCCGGTGAACACCGCGCCCGCGGCCATGCCGAGCAGGCGCTTCTTGAACTCGGCCGCCGCCGCCACCTGGCCACCGGTGAAGGTGTTGCGCACGGTCGGTTCATCGTGCGGGAAGTCAACGCGGAAGTAGTACCAGGCCTCGTCCGTCACCTCGTTGCGCTGGAAATACAGCGCCTTGGGGTAGCAGTTGGCGATCTCGATCACGCTGCCGGACTGCTGCAGCGCCTTCTCGCGCATCTGCCGATCGTTGAGCAGCTGATCGTCGTGGTCGTCGCTGCCCTCGAGGTCCTGCATGGCGCGGTTGAATTTCTCCAGATCCAGCTTGAACCAGTACATCCGGTTGCCGAAGCCCAGGTGGAATTCGCCCCGCTTGTTCCAGTCGTACATCAGCAGCGCCTTCTCGGCGGCGCTTTCGGCGATCAGCAGTGCGCCCTGGTACCGGGCGGCCTTGATGTCAGTCTCAACCTGGTCGGCGCGCTTGTCTTCATCGAGGAACATCCAGCGCTGATGCAGATCGTTCCAGTCGGTTTTGCGGTCGCCTTGGGGGATCTGCGCGGCCTCGCAGGTAAAACCGAGCTCGCGGGCCATCCGCACCCAGCGGCGCGTATAGCGATGTGCTGTCGGCTCGTTATCCAACGCCCACACCAGCTTCGGCATCTTCCGCCCAGCGTCCGCGCAGGCCTTCGCCAATGCCTTGAGGGACTCGGCCGGGAATGCGTTGCAGCTCATGGCCGAGACGGCATCGATGTCGTGATGCAGCAAAGCAATGGCGTCGAAGATGCCCTCAACGATCCACAGCTCGCTGACCTGGAGCAGGTCCAAGCTCGGCGGGCACCACCAGTAGCCCTTCATGGACTGGCCCGGAGCGAAGCGCGCTTTCTGCTTGCCGAAGCGGTGCGGCCGGTCGATCAGCCGTTCCCAGTAGCCACCCTTCTCCAAGGGAAAACGCACCGTGGCCGAGCCAATGGTTTGGTGGCGGTCGAAATAGTTTTCTTGGGTGTACCAGCCCTTGATCAGCTCCAGACGAAAGCCGCGGGCGCCCTGCAAGTAGCTGTTGGCGGTGGCGGTGGGCTCTTTTTCAGTGGCCGGAACGCGCTTGCTCCAGTCATCGAACAGATCGTCGAACAGCTCCTTGATGTGCCACTGCTGGCCGCACTTGCCGCGCCCGCATTTGATGAACCAAGGCTCGTCATAGCGGCTGAACAGCTCGCGCTTGTTGCAGCTGGGGCATTCACCCTTGCGCATGTAGTTGGTGCCGGCGATGCGCTTGAGGCCGAACTGTGTTTCCAGGCGAGCGAGCACCTCGGTGCGGATGGCGTGGTCCATCGATTTCATGAGCGCGGCCCCCAAGCGAAGGCGTCAATCTCATCGCTCACCGCATCCAGCTGCGCTTCAGTGATCAGAGCATTTTCCAGCAGACCACTGAGGTACCCGGATAAGCGGATAACCTCATCGCGCTGCAGCTGGAAGCTTGGCGAAGTAACCAGCCGCTGCAGGTGCAGCTTGAATAGGAAGCGTGCCGGGTCGGCCGCCAGCGCCTGGCAGGCTGGCATGGTGGGCTGAGTGATCATGCCGGCACCCCCGCTTCCTTCAACTGCTTTACCAGCTCGCGCATGGTGCGGTTCAGGCCCGCGATATGCGGGTGATCCTCCAGGATGCGAGGGCCACGGAAGCCGGCCGGCGTATAGCGGTACTTGTCGTCGAACCAGCACGCTGCCATCAGCAGTTCGTATTGGCTGGTCAGAAAGCGCAGATAGGCTTCGGCCTGGGGTCGCTTGAGTCTGATTTCTACGGTGATGTCGCACATAAAAGCCACCATTCGGGCGCAACTTTCCCCTACCCGCGCAACGGCGGGCATGGAGACGGGATGAATTCAGGGGGTGATCAGTTAGCGGCTGCTGCAGCCGGTTGAGCCGTCGGCGGCTGAAGGCGCAACGGCAAGTAGCGGAGCGGAAACAGCGCCCGCTCTCCGCTGCTGACGTGCACGAGACACAGGCGGGTTTCGTCACCCTGCCCGCGATCGATAGCCACACGGCACGAAAGCTCAGTCATCGCCAGATGCACCAAACGCTGCGCCATGAAGGTCGGCACTTCGAGCCCGTGAACCAAATAGCGGCATGTGCGGTCATACAGACGCTCATCGTCCCCGAGGTATTCATCCTGATGGCGCAGGAGGTAGGCCTTGGCGGCGGCTTGCATCGTGCTGCGGTAATCCTTGGCAGAGGTATCGCTGTTCATGCGAGTGCTTCCTTGAGTGGCTGATCGAACAGATCGGGTTGATCACTTGCAGGTCGGCTGTCACGCAATGCCTGCATTTTCGCCACGGACGGCGCAATCGGCAGCACCACCCTCGGCTTGTCCATGCCCGACGTATTGATCTGGTAGTCCCAGCTCATCGAGCCCGTTAGCACCAGTCCGCAGCCCAGGTTCTGGCACTGGCCGTAGATGGTGCGGAATGTCGGTGTCTGGCCTTCTGAGTTGCGAATGCGCATCCGCTCCCCACACGCCGGGCAAACCAGTTTGTAAACGCTCATCGCTTCCCCTCACCTCAGCCGTGGCAGCGGCTGGCCTTCCTAGGGATTAATCCCTCTGCGCACGCACCAATCCACATCGATGCGCGCACAGGTACTCGTTATTGGTCGAACAGATCGCCGCTCGGCTGCACGCTGCGGCCCACGCTGTCCATGGCGGGCGCGGGAATCGCGAGCTGGTGGCAATGCTGGGTGAGCTGGGCATACAGCGTGGCGCGGATGGCTGGCACGGTTTCAGCCTTGAGCTGAGCAATCAGCTTGGGGATCTGCCGATGCATGGCCAACTGGTGGTTCATGCTGAGGTACGAAGCGCCTCGGCTTTCACGCGCCTGACGCTCCATGGCGATGAAGTAGCGGCGCACCTGACGGCCCTGGTCGTTGTTCTCAACCATGGCCAATTCCTTCGCCATATCGAGGGTGAGGTGGTACTCGTTGGTAGGTCGGCCACCGGTACTTTTCCCCAAAACCGGGGAAAAGTCCTCGCCTTCGACGAAGCCATACTGCTCGATCCGGTCCTTGACCCAGGTACTAAAATCGCGCCCGACCTGCATGAATTGGTGAAGGTCACGCGCATCGCACAACTGCTGCGTTCGCCCTTCGATTTCGCCCTGTAGCACCGGGATGAGGTTGGTCGTCACTGTTGCTCTCCTTGTTGCCGCTTGGTGTGAAGCAGAATCACCGCCTGTACTTCTCCATGGCGTGCCGCAATGTGCTTGCGGTGCGCGGCCAGGATCGCTTCGACTTCCTGCTCATCGATGGCGCCATCCTGCAGCGCATTGACGATGATCTGGTCCACCACGCCGCGTTTGGCGGTCGCCTGGAGCGAGCGGCTGTAGAGGTCGATGTTGTCCAGTTCGTCCGGGTTGGCGATCGGTACGAACACGCCGCCATAGAGCGCGGCCACGTAATCAGGTAGATGGGCGGTGCCGGCGTCCTGTTCCAGCTGGTGCAGCTGCTCATCGCTGAGCGGCTGGCAACCGTTGGTTTCGTACAGCTGGTTATCAAACCGTTTGATGGGCAAGCCCAGTCGCGCCGCAGCGCACTCCCTTCCACCGGGGTAGCTCGCGACCACAGCCCGCATCACTTGCCGGCGGCTCTCTAGAATCTCGCGCTTCATGTTCTAGTTTTCCCTGGGGATTAAGCCGATTACGGTTAGCAGGCGTGGGCAAAGGGGTCTGCGAGCAGACCGGGGATCAACTCCACGCCGACCTGCTGCGAAAGGTCACGCATGATGGAAAAGGCAATCCGCCCGTTCGGCATGGTCTGGGAACCCGCCCAACGCGCTACGGTCTGGGTGACGGTGCGCGGGTCATACCCTTTGGCCAGGGCGAACGAGCGAAATGTGAGGCCCTGCTCGATCAGTCGGGCGTGGATTTGGCGCTTGTTCAT